TATGGAGATTGTTCTCGATAAGCTTGAGTTCTTGATGACTGAGTACGGAATTAATAAGTACATCTCAGGTTGGATGCTTAGGAATAAGGCTGTCTGGGATGATGCTGTTAAACGAGGAGAAGATCTTGCACAACTACCAATAAGGATTAATGAAGAGTTCACTAAAGCTTTAGATGGTAAACACAAAGCTGCAATGAACTACAGAAACATCCTTAAGGAAGCTATGGATGAAGATCCTGATCTAGCTCGTGGTTTTATTGAAGCATTCTCATTAACTGATGGTGACGTAGATAGTATCGCCAAGATGCACGATTGGGCTTGGAAACAGATACGTCCAATGGGAGCCATACATAGTAAGGCAACCAAAGGAAAAATGAATCTTCTAGCTAGAGGTTTAAAGACTATTAGGTTTAATAACGTGTTGTCAGGTAAGGCAACTCTTAACGCTGCTAAAGGTAGTGTTACCTCAATAGTTGGTAAAACTCTTCGAGCACACATCGCTGGAGGTATGAAGAGATTTGGTGGTGATGAAGGTGCAGCACTAGAAAAAGCTTCTTATTTATATGGTGCAATCTTTGAAACTAACAAAAGAGCATTAGCTGATGGCTGGAACATGATGAAACGTGTTCACCATGATCCAAAGTCAATGATGAAAGCTTTCAGAAAAGACTATGTAATCAAAGAAGAGAGAACATGGGAAGGCTTAGATGCTATTGCTAAGACTTGGGAGAAGAACGGTGAAACAGGTAAAGCTCATTTTTATAAAGTAGCTAAAGGTCTAAATAAGATTGGTCAGAGTAGGTGGTATAGAGCTGCTATGACTGGAATGACTGGCATAGATGCTTATACAAATACTATGATGGCTCACTACTGGGCTAGAGCTAAAGCCTATGAAGAGATAGGTAAGAAGTATGGTTGGCCGTTCACTCAAATAAAGAAAGGTAAGCCATCACCAGAACTACTTGAGGCAGAAAAGAAGATCTATGGAACGATGTTTGATAAGGAGGGTTTACCTCAAGATCAAGCTCTTAAATACTTCAGTGGTGAGGTAAATTTAAACCTAGATAATGATCTTGCCGATGCCGTAACTAAAGCTACTGATGCTGTACCAGCTATACAGGGTATGTTCTTATTCCCTAGAACTGGTATTAACGAGGTGATGAGAAAAACATCATATCTACCACTACAAAAAATCCCTGGTATGACACGATATACCAAGATTCTTTCAGCTGGAAGTGATAAGGCAAAGATTGCTGAAGCATTAGCAGACCACGGTATTCCTAATATGGATGCCTATCCTGATGCGATGAATTTCTATAAGTATCTAAAAGAAGAATATGAAGCACGTCTAGCTTGGTCTGGAATGCTTGGTTCTACTTTGATGACTATGGCTTTAGGTGGTTATATCATTAACAGAGCAGGTGATGATAAACATGGTAAACACCAACTTGAAGTAGTAGGCACTGGAAACTTTGATCATCAGAGACGTAGGAAGGAAAGAGATTTTTATAAGATCATGCCTAAGTCAGTTACACTTCCAGGCACTGATGTAGCAATACCTTATCAAGGTATAGAAGGTCTAGATCCAATACTTAGTCTCTATGGAGATATGGCTTACTATTACAATGATCTTTCAGGTCCAGTATTCCAAGATCTCTTTGATAAATCAGTATGGGCTATATCAGCTAACTTCTTAAACGAAACACCTTTAGCTGGTTTAGAACCGTTAGTAGCATTCACTCAAGGTGATAGTTCATGGATTAGTAGATTTGTAGCTAATGAAGCTAGAAGTTTCATCCCAATGTCAGGTGCTCTAGGCGTTACTGCTAATGCAATTGATAGTGCATTTAAAGATATACATGGTGATGCTCTCGCTTATGTACAGAATAGAATGCCTGTTCTTAAAAATAATCTTCCAGATCACATCAGTATCTTTGACGGTAAACCTGTTAATGACATAGAGAATCCAATCCTCAGATCGTTTAATGCTGGTAGTCCTTCACCAATGAGTGCAAGGAACCCTGACTGGATGGATGAACTTTATAAGATTGGTTGGATGCCACATGAGATAACTAATACAGACCCAACAGGTTTATATGAACTTAGTGGTGATGAAAGAGCAATTATAAATAAACTAATTGCTGATACTGGATGGGCTAAGAAAGCTAAGAAGTATATAGAGAATCCTCACTTCCAGAAAGAGGTAGCTGAACTAAGAAACTTACGTCTAAGAAATCGTAGTTGGACTCGTATTAAGCTAAGAGAAAAAGACTTACCAATATTCCAATACTTAAATGGAGAACTTCGTCAAGCTCAGAAGATAGCTTTTGAACAACTTAAAGTTCAATACCCAGCTATGTGGGAATCCATTAGAGATTCAATAAGAGCTAGACAATTAATGCTTAAAGGTAGACCTGACGAAGCTGCAGCTGTAGCTGATAGAAACGAGAAAGCCTTTAAGAAGATAGACGGAATACTTCAATACGCAAATCCACCGAAGAAATAATGCAACTAATCAATGGCTGTAACCGAATCAACTTATACAGGTAATGGCTCCACCACCAATTACTCATTCACATTTCCATATTTAAAGACCACTGATATCAAAACGAGTATCAATGGCACGGCAACAACTGCATTTACATTAGCTAATGCAACAACCGTACAATTTAATACTGCACCAGCCAATTCAGCTGCAATTAGAATTTATAGAGAGACAGATGACTCAAAGCTAGAGGCAGAATTCTTTGCTGGATCAGCTATTAAGTCATCTGACTTGAATGATAACTTCAATCAAAACTTATACGTTACGCAGGAGTCAAACAACAAGATTGATGCTGCATGGACTACTGGTGACGAAACAATTATTAGCTCTGAGACATGGGCTAGTAATAACACCAGAGTCGCTACGACTGGAGCGATAGATGGCAGAATAGATAGCAAAATAGATACAGCATTAACCACTGATGTTGCAGCTGGTAATAAGATCACTGTTACGGATAACAGTCCTGGTAGTGGTCAAATAACTGTTGGTGTAACCAGTGGTTCATTGGTCAATAG